TATCATCGGCAGAAAGACCACAACATCAGATAGATTCTTTGATTCCGTTATAGAAGAAGCCGTTTAAACTTGACATACCCGATTTATGTGTTATAATGGTCATTCTATATGAATCTTGGATTGAAAAATATGTTACTTATTGATTTAAATCAGGTATTGTTGGCTGGTATTCTACCACAAATATCTGGAAAAGGTGTTAAGTTGAATGAAGACCTCGTTCGACATCTGGTACTTAATATGATTCGAAACCATGTTAAGAACTATAAAAAAGAATATGGTGAAGTCGTTATATGTTGTGATAACAAAAACTACTGGAGAAAAGAACAGTTTCCGTTCTATAAAGCCAATAGAAAAAAGAATCGTGACAAATCAGAATTAGATTGGAAGTTAATCTTTGAAACATTAGCTAAGTTTAAACAAGAACTTAAAGATAACTTTCCATACAAAGTCATTGATGTTGATATGGCTGAAGCTGATGATATTATCGGAACACTGGTACCAAGATATTCCGCATCCGAGAAAATACTCATTCTGTCCGGTGATGGTGACTTTTTACAATTGCAACGATATGCTAATGTGAAACAATATGCACCCAGTCAAAAGAAGTTTCTGAAATCTGATAACCCCATTCTGGAACTAAAAGAGAAGATTATCAGAGGTGATCGTGGTGATGGCATTCCTAATGTACTATCATCGGCCGATTGTTTTGTTAGAGAAATCAAACAGAAGTCTGTCACAAAGGGTATATTGGATAAGTTGTTAAGTGAAGATCCTAAAGAATGGAAGGATGAATATAACAGATACAACTTTGAAAGAAACCAAACTTTGATAGATTTAGCATATATACCAGCGAATGTTAAACAAGACATTATAACATGCTATGAGGAAACTAAACCAGCTTCCCGACAAAAACTGTTGAGTTACTTTATTCAACACAAACTTAAAAACTTAATTGACGTTATGGACGAATTCTGATGAAGAACATTTATGAAGTGCTGGATGAAATTGATGCAGCTAAAACAAAAAGAACCAAGTTAAATGCTATTGAACGCAATCTGTCAAAAACACTGGCTGATGTATTTCTATTAGCTTATCATCCAGATTATCAATGGCTGATTACAGAAATTCCTCATAATTATATACCTAAAGAAACCATTCCTGGTATGTCATTAACACAATTGTCAACCGAAATTAGAAGGTTATACTTGTTTCGGAAAGGTCATCCACAAGCAGAACAACTTACTCCTGAAAAGAGAGAAGAGTTGTTGGTACGATTTCTAGAAGCAATTGAACCAAGAGAAGCTGAAGTTGTTATGGGTATCTTCAACAAAGACCTTGGTGTTGATGGTATTGATTACAAGTTTATCAAAGAATCATTTCCAAATTTATTACCATAAAAACTTGACAATGTACTAATTCGTGATATAATATACCTATATTATGAATTAAGAGGTAGAATCGTGGAATTAGTACAGTCAAAATCAATGTTAGCCAAACTTATGGCTACCGAAAATCTAGTAGTTGAGCAACGCAAAGTGAGAACTGCTTCATTTGATGTTGCTTCAAGAGTACTAACACTTCCTACATTAGACAACAATATCTCACCTGAACTCTATGACCTGTTTGTTGGTCATGAAGTGGGTCATGCTCTATACACACCCGAAGAATTGTTGACCCAAGCACATGATCTCAAACTAACACATTCCGTATTAAATGCAATTGAAGATGTGCGTATTGAACGTAAGATTAAATCCAAATATCCTGGTCTAAAACAACCATTCGTCAAAGGTTACAAAGAACTTATTGATAAGAACTTCTTCGGCACCAAAGATACGGATTTAGCTGACCTGAACTTCATTGATAGAGCTAATCTACATTTCAAACTGGGTGTGAATAGTGGTATTACATTTACACATCCTATAGAAGTGGAGCTTATCAAAGAAATTGAAGCTTCTGATACCGTTGATGATGTTCTAGTGATAACCAAAAAGGTTATGGAATATCTAAAGGAAGAGAAAGAAGAAAGTGATGCAAAGACTGAGGAAAGTGTCACGAATACAGAGGAAAGTGTCACGAATACAGAGGAAAGTGTCGCACAAAATGACACGAAAGATGCTGATGACGATGAAGACGAAGATGGTATATTTGGTGAAGATCAATCTGCCGGTGAAGATGATGAAATTGAATCATTAACCGACAAGGCATTCCAAGAGAACCAAAGTCAATTGTTCTCCGAAGAAAATTCCGAATTCTATTATGGCAACATACCCGATATAGAACTATCAAGAATTGTAGTTCCCCACAATGTAGTATGGGACGAACATAACGAATGGTGCAAAGATACTTGGTCATTAAGTTACACAGACAAGATTAAAGAACAGAACGAAACATTCCAGCAGTTCAGGAATGATTCCAAGAAAGTGGTTGCATATCTCGTTAAAGAGTTTGAACTAAAGAAGAATGCTGAACAATTGAAAAAAGCATCTGTCTCCAAAACGGGTGAACTGGATATGAACACCATATTCTCATACAAGTACAATGAAGATATATTTAAAAAGATTACTGTTGTTCCTGGGGGTAAATCTCATGGCTTAATCATGTTCCTTGATTGGTCAGGATCCATGAGATACAGCCTTAACAATACCGTTAAACAGTTATTGAACCTTGTTATGTTCTGTAAGCAAATTAATATACCTTATGATGTATATGCTTTCACATCACAATATAGTCATGATTATACACAACCGAGTATTGAAGGTGATATTGAAGGCTTCTCGGGTATTAATATGCTGAACCTGTTATCCAATAAGATGACCACCAAGCAGTTTAACTATGCTGTAACATCATTACTGTATATGTCTTCCAGTTCATGGGACGTACCAAGAAATCTCCGTCTTGGTACAACACCATTGAATGCTGCAATTGTGGCAGCTATGAAGTTAGTACCCAAGTTTAAAAAGGATTACAAATTACAAATCGTTAATACTGTATTCCTTACCGATGGCGTCTCCGATATTATGAACACCATTCATTATAAAGAAAATGGTTATAACCGCATTGGTACTGGTGACCGTGATTATGATACGTATTCCAGAAACACCAGTAGAAAATTGATTATTCGTGATCCTAAGACCAAGCATCAAGAAACGATTAAAGACATTTATGATAACAGAATAGGTACAACCGCATACCTAAAACTATTAAAGTCAGTAACACAATGTAATGTTATTGGATTCTTTATCATCAATAAACGAGAAGTCCAAGGTGAACTGGCAAAGTTGTTTCCAAACACCATTAACCTTGATAAGATTAAATCCGAATTCCGTGCAAATAACTACAAGATTATAACCGAAGCGGGTTATGATGAATACTACCTACTTCGTGCTGAAGGCCTTGATACCGCAAATGAAGCAGAATTAACAATTAAAGAAAATGCTACAACCCGTGGTCTAGTTAGCTCCTTTACCAAGTTCGCATCCAAACGAACTACCAATAGAGTTATACTAAACCGTTTTATTACCATGATATCATAAGAGAACAAGATGTTACCTTTATCCAAATTTATTAATGCAAACAAGAAATCAGAAATATTTGAAACCGAACTGGGTTACCTTATCAATTTTTACACCAATGATAAACTAGTCCATACCACCAATATTGATTTAACCGAAAACCCTTATCTTATTGCTGAAGACTTTGTCCACAATGGCGACTCCGCACCTAAACTACTAATAGACTAATATGACTGATCAAGAAAGAGAACTGCTTCTTATACTACAAGAAGAATGTGCTGAAGTCATCCAAGCTGTCTCCAAGATATTCCGTTTCGGTATTGATACCACATGGAATGGGGTCTCCAATAGAGATCACCTTGAAGAAGAACTGGGTGACCTTAAATGTATGATTGACCTAACCACAGACTCCAGATTTGACCTCTGTGACCATACCAAGATCATCCAGGCACAAGCTGCAAAAGAAACCAAACTAGAAACCTTTTCCAACCTATACAAGGATACATATGTCTCATTACCTTAAACCTATTAATAATAATGCCGTGCTTGAAATGCTTGAAAAGGAGAAAATTTCCGCAGGCGGCATACTCCTTACCCAAAACGATCCTAAAGAAGTCACAAAGGGTCGTGTAGTAGCAGTCGGTATAAATTGTGTTGAAGTTAAAGTGGGTGATATAGTACTACCCAATTGGAATGCTGCAAAGAAAAATGAACTGAATGACGAAACATTCTTTGTCGTGTCCGAAGATGAAATCATCCTAGTCTTCGAGCCATGAAACCTAAGCAGAAACGTGTATATAAAAACAAGTCTCTAAAAGTCACTAAGTATACTAATAAGAAAGGTATATCAAAGTGTATTACAACATTACTCAAAGTATTTAAAAGAAAGAAAAGAAAATGAATGATTACCATAGCTTTCTAATCCATCTCGGACACATAAGGTTCCTCGAAATCTCACCCGTAAGCCTTAACTTGTTCTCCTTTATGGCAGGGGTATTCTTCGCAGCTAATACATGGTTCCGAGTGAAAGCCATGAACTGGATCATCCTATACCTTCTATGCGTCAGTCTATATTTTTACCTTCTAAACACCATATGAGTTCGTTCCTTAACTCCTTCTAATACTACTCTAAGCCTCCTGCTCGGGAGGCCTCCCCAAAAAATTCCTGGTGGGAAAAATCACCGAAACGAAATCATCTCCGGCAGGAAAATCACCGAAATGGGAAGTTATCGCTGAATGAAGTTGACCACCACACAACTTTTTTGATGCCAATACGAATAATTCTCATTAAGACCGCGCGAATCAATCTCAAAATAACTTGAAAATAATAGCAAATAATGCTTGACTTTTTCGAAAAATCACTGTATAATCCTTACCATAGAATCAAGACAGCGGCAAACAAAGCGCAAAAAGATTCAAAATAAATGAAAATAACACTTGACAAACTCAAAAAAAGAGTGTATAATTCTATCATACAATCACAAAAGAGAAAATAAAATGTATAAAGAAAGAATGAAGATTAAAAATGTATCAATAGAAGCGCAATCACTTATAAAAAGACTCGGCATTATTGAAGCGGATTTTACTCAATATTATGATGATTTTATGGATATCCAGATTGAGCGTTTTGATGATGAGCGCACTGTTCAAAGTTTCGAGTTGTTCTTAGAGTTAAGAATAATGGCCAAACAGTTTATTACTAGAATGGCGGTATAATATGATACGTATAGCATTAGGAT